CGATTTTACTTGTAGGCAGTTCGGAACTCCTAACGAAATTGTATTCGCTATTATTAACTCAAAAATTAAATTTGATCAACTCATACTTGAATATGACCAATGGGTTCACATCTCTTTTTGCGAAGATAAAGAAATACCTCGCAGACAGGCATTAGTGATTAATAAAGAAGGAACAATGATATACTCACAATAATGCTTCTTAAACACAAAAGAGTTTTAAAAGCATTAGGTACTATGCTAGGCATTTGTTTGTTATTATTAACAATCTACTTATTAATAATATACATTATATGAAAATATTAATTTTGGATATAGAAACAAGTCCACATACAGGATTTCATTGGGGAATGTTTCAACAAAACATTAGCATAAACCAATTAATAGAATCTTCGACTGTGTTATGTTGGGCAGCTAAATGGTTAGGAAAAAAGAAAGTATATTTTTCTAGCACATACGACACTACGCCTATTAAAATGATAAAAGAAATACATAATTTAATAGATAAAGCTGATGCTATCATAACTTACAATGGCAAACGATTTGATATGCCAACGCTTAATAAAGAATTTCTTATACACAAACTCCCTCCACCTAGTCCTTACAAAGATATAGATTTAATTACTACAGCAAGAAGTAAGTTTAAATTTGCTAGTAATAAACTTGACTATATTGCTCAACTATTAGGTTGTGGTCAAAAGACTTCTCATCAAGGTATGCCATTATGGATTGAGTGCATGGCTAAAAATCCTAAAGCATGGAAGTTAATGAAAAGATATAACATTAATGATGTAAAATTAACAGAAGAAGTGTATTATAAATTACAAGGATGGATTCAAATACATCCTAATTACAACCTAGAAACACAAGAAATGTGCTGTCCTAATTGTGGCAGTTTTCATTTACAAAAACGAGGAGTGCAAATATCTCTGACAAACAAATACCAAAGGTATCATTGCCAAAACTGCGGCAAGTGGTCAAAAGGAAAAAAACCTATAGAAAAAATAAAGTCAGAGTCGGCTACACCCATATAAGGAAAGTGGAAATGGACATACAATTAATAGCTTTGCACATGATAGACAAAACTATTGATAATGTAGATGTGGTTCATGGCGAAGATACAATGGTTATTAATTTATCAGATGGATCATCAATAGAGCTAATAATAGATACTGCTTATATGAATGTGCCAGACCTTGACGATTAGAGAACAAAACGCCAAACCAATTATTCTTCCAGATGGAACACAAACAGATACCTGGAGTAAAGAGTATATGCTGTACTGCGAAGCTGTAAACTTATCTAGGAAATCATTAGACCAGAGAAGGTATTGGTTAAATAAATTACAAGATCAGACTAGAGTAGATGGCCTTAAAAAATGGTTAAAATTGTTTTGGAAAAATCATAAAGATAATGTTCTATAAATCTTTCCATCATTCCATTGCTTATTAGTTTTATCCATATACAAATCAATCACTTCTTGGTAACCTTTAAAGACAGGTACGCTGCTACCTTCAAAACAAAAAGCATAAATTAATGGACAATCTTTACTGTTGTAAGCACTAACAATACCTGGAAGAATCTCTATCTCTTTTTGTTTTATATTAGCAGTTCCTTTCACATTACAGATAAAAGTTTTTTTATTTGCGTAAACAAAGTAATCAGGCATATTACGCAATACTGGATTTATATTATAGAACAAAGGAATAGAATTATTCTTTTCATCAAACCCTAGTCTAACTATATAATAATCTTTACAATATTTTTCAAAAAAATCTTCAGCAAAGTTATTTCCTTTATTCCTATCTTTATAGCTCATACTAGCGTTAAGCATGAATCCTCCTACCAGCAATAGTTAATAAATTATCCATTGCTAAATCTAAATTTCTTTCATAAAATATAGGCTTTTTTCCTTTAAGCCATCTGTAATAAATAGCTTTTTTTTGTTCTATGGGTAAACTGTCTATACAAGCATTTAATATTTTTACATTGTTGTCATCTGCTTCATTTAACATTTCGTCAAAAACATCTATAGTAGATTCTCCTCCACTAGATAAATAAGATGTTCTATTTGGATAACCCAACCTATGTGAATCTTTCTTCATCCATTTAGACCAATCTTCTAATATAGAAATCAATCTTCCTACCCTCAACCTATTCCCCAATTTTTACTTAACTTTCTTTGTTGTTTTGATGTCATAGGTTTTGGTAATTTAAAACCACCAATATCTTGCAATCTTTCTAAAACAGTAACATCACATCCTGAATAAATTGCAATTTTTGCCCGGCTTGAATTTGGTTTTCTTTCTATAAATTCTTTAGCTCTTTTTATAAATTCTTCTTCTTGTTCTTTATTATATTTATTACCCACGATATGTTTTTCTCCCTTTAATTTTAAAGTGTTTTACTATACTAACCGGATAAAATAATTTAGCTAATAAACATTCACTTTCTAATACATAATATAAATTATGTCTTTGTTTTTTTTCAGAACCAATTACTCCTTTCGTGCATAAATGCCTAATAAGATTAGAAGCAACTTGTTTATCTATACCGATTTTTTTTGATATTTCAACAATAGTCATTTTTTCAATGCCTATAATTTTTTTTATTAAATTTGCTAATTGATACCTTAAAATCTTATCGCCATTTTTTAAAGTATATTCATGGTATTTGTGTTGCTCATCTAACCGATCATATTTCATATAAATCTCCTTAACTTATATCAACGATTCTACTTACCCACTTCCCATCCTTTTTATGCCACCCCTCAACAATTAATTGCCAATTTGCATCACGAAGATGACTTATAGCATCACTACCTTCCATTTTCTTTACCCTAGCACTAATGTTACTGTAGCTAGTTACTTGAAGCCCTACTGTATTTCCTTTACTGTCTATTGCTAATAGATCAATAATGCCAAAAAGGTCTTGGCGTATTTTAGCAAAAGCGTTCCATCTTTCTACAATAGAAACTAATGGATAATCTCCACTATCTCGTAGTCTTTTTAGCGTTCTTTGTGTTGGACTTACTGCCATCTTTATCCTTTTTGTTGTTAAAAATTCTATCAAAATTATCAGCAAACTTTTTTTCATCTGTTGGTCTGCGATTACTTCCTTTACCCATTTGTTATTACCTCCTTAACACAAGTATGAGTTTTCCAATCAGCATAATTTTCTACTGCATAACTAAATGCTTCTTGACATGAGCTAAATGAACCAGCATAAACATTATCAGAAGGCAATCCATTTAAACTTACTAATAAAATAAATTCAATCATTCTATTCTCCTATAAAAGTTCTTTTATCTACTCCTACAAAACCACAAGATTGTGATTCATTACTTGATAAACTGTCAAAATCAAATTGACTAGGTTCTTTATGGTCAGGTGGTATATTGCTATATTCTTTTAATAAACAACTAGCCGCCATGTGTTCAGAACAGTTATCTTTATAATATTGTATGGCAACATTACAATCATTAAAATATCCAACAAACTCTAAATCATCATAATTACCACTTAAACTCACAGTTAGTATAAACATGCCTTCTGCTAACATAATTTACTCCTGAAATTTTCCTTTAGTAACAAGTTTGCCTGTTAATTCATGTGTAACATAAAAATCTATTTTGTTATATGTCATAATATATTTATATCCTTGATATATGTATTCGTGTTCCTTCCATTCTTCTTTATTTTTTTTTAGCGTTTCTTTTCCCTTTGTCATTTTTACAATATCCTTCCAAATACTTATTATGAGTACACCACCATTTTTTATGATAAAACTTTCCCTCTTGTTTGCAAACATTACAGACATGAGGTTTTCTTAAATCAATCTTCGTCATGCAACTCGTCAAATTGTTTATCTAATATAATTTCATTCATTGTTTTAAGTGTTTCTACATCATTTTCTAAATGAGCTATTAAATGATTTATATACCATTGTGCTTTTTTAAGATCATTAACGCCATCTTTGTTTTTCCATCTCCACAAATACTTTATAATGTTTCCTGTATCAGTAGCTTCAATTCCTGTTAATCCCTCTACTACCCCTTCGATACAATCAATACATTCTAAACCTTTTTCAGACTTATAATGTTTTGGGTTTACTAAATAATCAGTCATAAATTTTCTCCATTAATACAAATCTCATGTCTTTGTTGAATAAAAACATTGCTATTTGGTTTAGCTGATTTAAACAACTTTCCCTTATCATTACATACATAATTGTAATGATTATCGTTATATAAAACATAAATATCCCATACTTTAAAAGAAACAGCAAGGGTAATGATATAAATTACTAACCCTTTAGTTATAATACTTTGAATCCATTTAAGCATTTTACTTATCTCCTTTTAATACATTCTTCTCTGTCATTTAATTAGTCTACAAATTAATATAATTCTTTTAACTAACTAAAGGACAACTAATCATGTGGACAACACCAGCTGCAACAGAAATGCGTTTCGGTTTTGAAGTTACAATGTATGTAATGAACAAATAAAAAAAAGGGCATTTAAGATGCCCTTTCTAATATATAAGTAGCAAAACTCGTTTTTTCTTGCCACTTATTCATAACAGTCTTTCTTTCAGTTTCCAATATTAAAACCTCTATTTCCTAAATTTAAAAACCAAACCAAATAAACAATAAATGCCCAATTGTTTCCAAGAAATTAAAGGGATTATTTAAACGTTGTTCTTTTAATTATTTTAAAGTCTTTTTCTCTGGTTTATTAATTGTTTTTTTTTTTTTTT